GGCCAACCCATTTCTGGCTATTCCTACAACCGGGTGCTTGGCAGAGCACCTACACTGCAGGGGCAGTGTTGCTGCGGTTAGTCCCGTTCACCTAAGAACGTACCGAGTGTCATAGTGCACCATGTCACGATGGGGCATTATGAACTCGGGGACTCTCTGAAAGTCACCATTTCTGATGGCATCCTCACACCCCTTTTGGGCGGTGGGTGAGATGCCAAAACGTCGGTGAAACAGGTCACGTGTTTTAGGCGTAGGCTCGGGACGTCGAACAAATTTGGGTATGGATGGTTGATGATATCCATCCACCTCAAATATTGCCACCTCCTGTCGCGTGCGTCTATAAACATACATGGCCATTTCAGCGACTATGGGACAGTCAGGCGTCTCGCACAAGCAAGACATTGCCTTCGCTCTCATTCGACCTTGTAAGATGCTTTGACGGGCACCAATGGGCCTCTGTATCCAACCAAATTTACTAAGAAATTTAACAGGATCCCTCACTATCTGCCCATCTGACCCGAAAGTCAGACCACAGAAATGTCCAAGGGATGGTTTCGCCAGTACGTCAACCTTGATAATAAATCCGAGATTGGCATACCACTTAGTAATATATGCTGGATCAAAGTACACATCGGTTGCAAACAGCCCGTCATCACCCTCGACCCATGCGTTGAGTCGGCAACCATGCATTTTCGCGAAGAACAAAAATAGCATGGCGTTGCTAAATCCATTTCCAAGACTCGTACACATCTCACCGCTCATTCTACGACCTGAGATTTTCGCACGTGTGCCTGTGCGAGTCCGCAGCTTATTCCGTCCTGTTAGGGTCGAATCCAAAAAGGCGAAATCTTCTGCGGTCATCCAAGGGAGCATGTAGCGGTAAAGCCTCAACTCCAGTGCGCGCATCACCGGGCGCTTGAACGCGGCCTCGAAGCTGGTAAAATCAGTTTGGTAATAATGCCAGCCTGGCCGCTCGAGCATGTTTATAGCAGCAACACGCTGATGGACAGGTACGTACTTAATAAATCGTACGTCCTGGTCAGCAAATGGAAGTATACGTCGCCGCTTCTGGGGCTCAGGCATTCGAGTAGGGCGCCCATCGGTACCAACAGCAATATGGCTATCAAAAACACCACCCAAGCCGCTACCAGCTGAAGGCTCCGAAAGCCAACACGTGGTAGACGACTCAGTAGGTGCATCACTAGCCGTAGGAGTCTGGT